GATCTGGACATCCTTGCAGATCTTTCGCACGGAGGGGACCAGGTCCAGATCCGGGCATTTGCGGACGATGGAGAAGGAAACCAATGCCGGGGGATGGGCGTGGAGCACGGCCCGCAGGTCGGGACGCATTTTGTACACGGCGGCATGGAAGGGCAGCTCGGAGGAGGGCTTGTGAGGGCCTACGCAGGAGCCGTCGGGCTTGACGCAGATGATATCACTGCGGGACAGGGTGCCCTTGTCTACGCTGGCAGGGGTGATCCAGATATTGCCGTCATCATCCATAATGGACAGATTGCCGCCGGAGGTAGTGGTCAGACCCTTGTCGTAAATCCGCTGCATAAACATGACAAGCTGGTCTGCGGGATGGATATATTTGATATTCATAGATAGCCTCCTTACTGAAATTTCTAAAAACATTGTAGTATATCCGCGGGGCAAAAGCAAGCACGGTTTTTTGTTATGTTGGGAATGTGTTGCACATTTTTGTGCAACATTTTTTTGTTTCCGGACCGCTTGTGAAAGGGAGGGAGGTTATGGAACAGAAAACCATGGCCAAAACGTTGAAAAAGAGGATCCGCAGCGGCACCGTGCGGCGGGAAGATGTGACCCGGCGGCTGGCAGAGCTGGCCTTTGGCAAGGCCAATGATTGCGTACGCCTGGCGCTGGAGGATGAGCCGGAGCTGGACAAGCTGGATCTGTCGCTTCTGAGTGAAGTGAAGCGTAATGAAAAGGGGACCGTGGAGATCAAGCTGATCGACCGCCTGAAAGCCTTGGAGCAGCTTGCCCTGGAGGCGGGGAAGGACAGCGGCGGCGCGGAGGAATTTCTGCGGGCGCTGCAGGAGGAAGCGTGAAGGCGATGGTATTTTCACCCAAACAGCGGCGGGTTTTAACCTGGTGGCTGCCGGGGAGCAAGGACGCGGGGTATGAGGCAATCGTTTGCGATGGGGCGGTGCGGTCAGGGAAGACCATGGCCATGGGATTGAGCTTTTTCCTGTGGGCCATGCTGTGCTTCCGGGACCGGCGGTTCGGGGTCTGCGGCAAGACCATCGCCTCCCTGCGGCGGAATGTGCTGGGGGAGGTATTGCCGAAATTGGAGCAGATGGGGGCTGTATGCCGGGAAAAACGGACGGATAATCTGCTGACCGTATCCATGTTCGGGCATGAAAACCAGTTCTATGTCTTTGGCGGCCGGGACGAAAGCTCCGCATCGCTGATCCAGGGCATCACCTTTGCCGGGGTGCTGCTGGACGAGGTGGCGCTGATGCCCCGCTCCTTTGTGGAGCAGGCCTGCGCCCGGTGCAGCGTCAGTGGCAGCAGACTGTGGTTCAACTGCAATCCGGAAGGGCCGGGCCACTGGTTTTACAAAAACTGGATCCAAAAGGCGGAGGAAAAAAACTGCCTGCGGCTGTCGTTTACCATGGAGGACAATCCATCCTTGTCCGATGCTATCCGGCGGCGCTACCGGCGGCTTTACACCGGGGTGTTTTACCGGCGGTTCATTCTGGGCCAATGGGTTCAGGCAGAAGGGCGGGTATATGACTTTTTTCAGCCGGAGATGGTGGGGAAAGCTCCGGAAAACTGCGAAAAATGGTACATTTCCTGCGATTACGGTACAGTCAACCCCACCTCCATAGGCCTGTGGGGCCGCAAAAACGGCGTTTGGTACCGGGTGAAGGAATTTTATTTCGATTCCCGGGCCCGGATGCATCAGATGACGGATGCGGAATATGCCGATGCATTGGAGCGCCTTGCAGGGGACCGGGTCATTACGGCGGTGATCGTAGACCCCTCTGCCGCCAGCTTTATCGAGGTGCTGCGCCGCCGGGGACACCGGGTGCAGAAGGCGAAAAACGAGGTCCTCAGCGGCATTCGGCTGACGGCGGACCTTCTGAAGAAGGGGACGGTGGTGATCTGCGAGGGCTGTGACGATTGCCTGCGGGAAATGGATTGCTACGCCTGGGATGGGAGCAAGGAGCAGGTCAAAAAGGAACACGACCATGCCATGGACGATATGCGCTACTTCGTTTCCACGGTGCTGGGAACGCAGCAAGGCGGATTCGCTGCCTGCGCCGTGGCCCGGAACAACCAGCGGGAACCGCTGTATGAACGGATCGGATAGCATCCGTCAAAGGAAAGGAGTCAAAATCATGAAAAGCAAACGAAAAGAACCGGCATCGGCTGCGGTGAGCTGCCAGCTCCGCAGCGGTCAGGGGCATCCCTTTTCTGCCCTGCGGGGATTCACGCCGCTGGGAGCCGGGGAAGAGAAGATCTACCGGCAGCTTCGGGAGGCGATCCCGGTGCTGGACGCGGCGGTGGGAAAGCTGGTGCGGCTCTCCGGCGGCTTTGTGCCGGAATGCCGGAGCCAGGCTTCCCAAAAGGCGCTGGAGCATTTCCTCAGAACGGTGCCTGCCGGTTATGGGCAGACAGGGATCGACAGCTTTTTAAGCTGCTATACCGACAGCCTGCTGACCTATGGCCGGGCGGTGGGGGAGATCGTGGTATCCGGCGGCAGGGTGAGGGGCCTGTGCTGGGGGGATGTGACCGATCTGGAGATCTGCCAGGGCAACTCCCCCATGGATGTAAGCATCTGGGGCCCTGATGACAAGGGGCTGCTGCGCCCGCTGCCGTATCCGCATCTGCTGCTGTTTACGGCCATGAATCCGGAGCCTGCCCACCCCTATGGCGTCAGCTTGTTCCGGGGAATGCCATTTTTAGCGGAGATCCTGATGAAGATCTATGCAACCGTGGGAGCAAACTGGGAACGGGCCGGCAATGTGCGCTACAGCGTCATCTGCAAGGGCGAGGAAAACCTGGATCCGGCGGCTGCCCAGGAGCGGGGCAAGCAGGTGGCCCAGGAGTGGGCAAGAGCCATGGAGGACACCAAAAATGGCGCGATCCGGGATTTTGTGGCGGTTGGCGATGTGCAGATCAAGGTCATCGGCGGCGAAGCGCCGATTCTCGATTCCCAGGTCCCGGTACGGCAGATCCTGGAGCAGTTGGTGGCCAAGACGGGGCTGCCGCCGTTCCTGCTGGGCCTGAACTGGAGCACCACGGAGCGGATGAGTACCCAGCAGGCGGACATTCTGACCAGCGAGATCTGGGCATTGCGCCGGACGCTGGAGCCGGCGGTGAAGAAGATCTGCAAGCTGTTTTTGGCCTGCGAGGGACTGGATGACCGGGTGGAGATCCATTGGAATGACATCAGCCTCCAGGACATCACTCAGGAGGCTCGGGCAGAGCTTTACAAAGCCCAGGCGGAAAAGTATCGGATGGAAGGATAAACGAAAATTCAATTAACAGGAGGAGATACTATGCAGATCAAAAAAGAAGCCCAGGCCCTTCGCAGCGGCGAGCCCAGCGCTGTGCAATTGGAGGCCATCAACGCCCAGGCCAAGGGAGATCTGACCGCGGAACAGGTTTATGTCTTTTCCCTGCGGCTGTGTGACGACCAGGTCGACCGGGATATGGAACGGTTCGACACCCAGGCCCTGCCGGTGCTTGCCAAGCTCTTTATTGGCAAGACCGGTATCGTGGATCACAAATGGAGCAGCGAGCATCAGGTGGCCCGGATCTTTGCCGCGGAGGTGGTTCGGGAGGAAAATGTCAGCTACATCAAAGCCTGGGCCTATATCCGCCGGGGCGGTAATGCCGACGAGGTGATCGCCGACATCGAGGCGGGCATCAAGAAGGAGGTATCCGTGGGCTGCGCCATGGGGCGGGCGGTATGCTCCGTCTGCGGCGGCGAATACGGCACCTGCGGCCATCAGAAGGGGGAATATTATGACGGCCAGCTCTGCTGCGCCATCCTGAAAGAGCCTATGGATGCCTACGAGTTTTCCTTTGTGGCGGTGCCTGCCCAGCGCTCTGCGGGGGTCATCAAGGGCTTGGGCGCCGGCAGCAGAACGCTGAAAGAACTGGCGGACGAATTTGGCGCTCAGGCGGAATACAAGGCGCTGCAGCAGCTTGCCCAATTGGGTAAGCGCTATGCTTCGGAATTGCAGGACGATGTGGTGCGGCTGTCCCTGGCATTGGAACTGGGTGTGGCGGAGCCGGTACTCAGGGGTATCGTCAAGACCGCTCCGGCGGAGGACCTGCTGCGGCTGCGCGCTGCGCTGCAGGAACGGCTTGACCAGTCCATGCCCATACAGACGCAGCTTCGCTGCGCGGTACCTCAGGGCGAAGTGGTGGAAAGCGGTTATCTGATTTGAAAAGGGTTTTGCCGGGAAAACCGGTGACCATACATTTACTATCTTTAGGAGGAAAATCAACATGGGTTACGACAATCTGAAATTGGAAAAAGGGATGTACCGCCAGGCAGGCATGAATTTCACCCAGGTGCTGGAATCCCTGGACCCCAGCGAGAACTATCGCGGCACCGCATTGGAGGGCACCGACGCATTCCAGCGCCAGCTCAAGCGCTTCGGGATCAAAGCTAAGGGCGCCGGATCTTCCCCTGTGGAAAAGTTCTTTGCCACCATGGATTCGGCAGTGCTGTTCCCTGAGTACATCGCCCGCACCGTTCGCCAGGGTATGGAGGAAAACGACATCCTGCCCGGCATTGTGGCCACTACTACGGTGATCGATGCCATGGACTACCGCTCTATCTATTCCAATCCCGCCGATGAGGACAAGGCGCTCAAGGATGTGGCCGAAGGCGCGGAGATTCCTGCCACCGAGGTCAAGACCAAGGAGCATCTGATCAGCCTGACCAAGCGGGGCAGAATGCTGGTGGCTTCTTATGAAGCTCTGCGCTTCCAGAAGCTGGACCTGTTCTCTGTGATGCTGCGCCAGATCGGCGCCCATATCCAGAAGCAGCAGGTGGCAGATGCCGTAAAGGTACTGCTGGATGGTGACGGCAATGACAATGCCGCGGTGGCCTACGCTGTGGGCACCAGCCCTATTTCCGGCACCGCCGGTTCTCTGGGCTACGACCAGTTGGTGGAGTTCTGGGGCCAGTTTGATCCTTACACCATGAATACCATTCTTTGCTCCAGCGCTACCATGACCAAGCTGCTGAAGATCCCCGAACTGCAGAACCCTCTCACCGGCCTGAATTTCCAGGGCACCGGCAAGGTGGGCACCCCTCTGGGCGCCAATCTGCTGCGCACCGGCGCTGTGGCCGAAGGCGTGATCATCGGTTTGGACAACCGTTATGCTCTGGAACTGGTCCGTGCCGGTGATGTGCTGGTGGAATACGACAAGCTGATCGACTGCCAGCTGGAGCGGGCTGCCATCACCACCATTTCCGGTTTTGGCAAGATCTGCGCCGACGCTTCCGCGGTGCTGAGCGTATGACGCTGACCGAGCAGACCTATGCCCAGGCGGTGCTG